GTTCTGCATCTCTGCCCCGGTAGTGATCCACCCACTCAGTAACGGCATTGAAAGCGCCCCAGTAGTTTCCTCTGACTCCAGGAATGTCGCTGCCAAGGCCACGCTCATACAGCTCTTTGGTGATTTCAAAAACTTTCGGCTTCTTATCCTCGCCGGTCTTTTTAGTTTTGAAATCTTCAATTCCGATTACTTCCTTGACATAATTTTCAAGGCCATTGATCGGCAATTTCTGGCGCTGCAATTTGCGGTACTGCTGAAGCGTCAGTTCAAATTCGCCATTCACATAGTCGATGCAATTGCGCACAGCCTCTAAGCCGAGCTTCACATTCTTTGTGTGCCGCACTTTCAATGCTTGCTCGCTGCCATTCTCAGCAGCCCGAAGTGCTAGCTTGAAAGTATTCATACAGACAACTCTGATGTCTGTCAGCTGACAGTGAACAGCCATTGAACCATCATGCGCAGTTGAGAAAAGCAGATAAGATTTGATCCGATCTCCTTCAATCACTTCACCCTCGCGGTTCCACTTGCCAAGAACGCAAACCCGCTTGCCATTGCGCAAACTTAAGGCAGTTTCCAAGCTAAGGGCACCTTCGTCGATGAATGGCTGAAACCACTTGAAAGCCTCAATATTCTGCACCGGCTCATAGTTGATGCCGACCGTTCCCAGATAGCTGTTATCGCTATTGCGAACGATTGCTACTTTGTCGTCAATTTCCTGGCCATTGCCAAGAAATAAAGGCTTCTTTACGACCTCCCAGTTCAATCCAGCCTGAATGATTGCGTCTTCAATCGTAGGCGGCTCATCCAATACAATGCCAAGTTTATGCCAAGCCGGTTCTCTTACAAAAAATCCAGATTCAAATTCGTGTGCCATGATTCAATTCCTCCAATAAATCCAACTTAATTGTTGGCCCGGCTGCCCGAAGGCAGTCGAGTCAGCACTTATGATTGATATAGTTGTTCGTTACGTTCTCGAAGTGCATCGGCCAGCTGCTGAACGATTTCAGCCGGTCTTGGATCGCTGACGTTCTCAAGATAGCCATCTTCGTCCACTAGCTGCCAATCTTCTTGGCGTGGATCATCGACCAAGCCATAGACCGGAGGAATATTTCCGGCCCTGGCTGGTGCCCCTGCTTCAAACCAATAGATAGTAACGAATTCGTTCAGGTCTACTTGCTCGGCTTGCTTTCCTAAATATATCCAGTTGTATTTATGCATTTTAATTTCCTCCAATTAATTTACTGATTCAGGGGCGAATTCGTTCCGCCGAAATGAAGCAGCCAGCTCATTAGCAGGAACCGTGATTTTTTTGCTGCCTACGAAATCTTGAACAAAGCTATTTACATGCCGAGTCGTTGTATTGCTGTACTTGGTATCGGTTATATAAAGGCTATTTGTTCCTTCGTCGTATACCGCAACCACGGTGCTATAACTTTGAAGCCAGGTGCATTGGTTGCCGCCCCAGGCTCGAGTTACAATCTTCTTTGCATTCTTGCTGCCGATTCTCTTTTCACTGATTATCATTTTTTGTTCCTCCAAAAGATTCAGGATGCTTTCCATCCTTTCTATATTACAATTGTAACAGAACCACTGGGCTTGTAAATACTTTAATTACAATTTTAATGCTTTTTAAGGCCAATAGAATCAGCTACTTAGCGCCTGAGCTGAAATTATTTTAATTGAATAGGATTATATACCTATATATATAGCCCAATCTGCCTAGTTTTGACTGGCGTTCTCGAGCCAATCCGTGCGACAAATGGAAAGCATGGAACTAAGATTGCAAAAATTTGGCATTTGCTCGGCTGCTATAGCCAGACGGCTCAATATGTCCAGGCAGCACTTCGGCTGGAAATGTCGGCATAATAAATTCTACAAATCAGAGCGAATCCTGCTCGCTTTTGAAATCCGTAAAATCATCAACCAACTCGCAGCACTGGAGGCTGAATTGAAAAATGAAGATTGAAGACTTTCCGATTGATCAAATCACTCCGTACGAATTCAACAACCGCCGCCATGATAAAATCCAGATTGAACGCATAGCTAAATCAATCAAAGAATTCGGATTCAATCAGCCAATTGTGATTGATGAGAATAACGAGTGCTTAGTAGGTCACGGCAGATTGCTCGCTGCGCAGCATCTCGGATTCCAGTTTGTTCCTGTGTATAAAAAAAGCAACCTGTCCGAAGTACAGAAGAAAGCGTACAGAATTCTGGATAACAAATTACAGAATGATTCGCTCTGGGACTTTGATAATCTGAACTTGGAACTCGATTCGCTCGAGGACTCCGGCCTTGATCTGGCTGATTGGGGGCTGGATAGTCTTAAAGAAATAAATTTTGAACCAGGCTCGATTGACGATCAAGGAAAGCTAGATGAACCAAAGCAAGCAGAGTGCCCAGAATGTGGACATAGATTTACGCCTTGACTGGTGCAGCTACGATGCAGCCAAATATGCTGTTATGCGCTGGCACTATTCTCGCTCTATGCCAAGTAGTAAGTTGATAAAGATCGGGGTCTGGGAAAATAAAAAGTTTATTGGCTGCATACTTTTCGGCATCGGGGCAAATATGAATCTGGCTCGACCATATGGATTAAAAAAAAACGAGGCTTGCGAGCTTGTGCGAATCGCACTGGGACAACATGCAACGCCAGTCAGCAGACTAATAAAAATTGCATTATCAATGGTCAAGAAACTTTGCCCAGGACTGGCGCTGGTCGTTTCGTATGCCGATCGAGATCAGGGGCACGAAGGCAAGATATATCAAGCAAGCAACTTCATAAAAGATGGCGAATGTTTTGATGAACATTATTTCTTTCTTGGCAAAAAAGTACATCCTCGCACAGTCGGATCGAAGTATGGAACTAGAAGCATAAAGACGTTGAAAAAAGCAGTTGATCCAAATTTAAAGAAAATCAAAACAGCTGGAAAAATAAAATATATTTACTGGCTGAAAAAGTGCGCACCTAGTGCAAGAGTAGAACAGCCGACTCACCAGTCGGAAGATGGCGGTGCAAGTCCGACCGGTGCGCTCCATTTAGAAAAGGAAAGCAATGGCACAAAAGCCCTTTAGTCCCACAGATAAAGATCGGTCGCTAGTTCAAGCAATGGCTGCTGTTGGGGTTCCTCAGAAAGATATTGCAAAGGTGATTGGCTGCGACGAAAAGACTCTGCGCAAATACTTTCCCGAAGAATTGGAGCTTGGCGCAATCAAAGCCAATGCCACAGTCGGCAGATTCCTGTACCAGCAAGCGCAAACAAATCTAACTGCCGCAATCTTCTGGGCCAAGTGCAGAATGGGCTGGAAAGAGAAGCAAGAAATTGAACATACAGGCAAGAACGGTGCGCCATTGATTCCTGAATTCCATGTCAACATCCTCAAGATCGGAACGGGCAGCGACTCTAAGTAAAGAAGCAGCTGCCGGTCGTAGCATCATCAATGAATGGGGCCTATATCCTAGGCAAGCACTGGCCTTTTATTCCAAATCAACTGAACTACTTTTTGGTGGTGCATCTGAAGGAGGCAAGAGCTTTGCTGGCAGATTCTTTTTAATTGCTTGGTGCTCTGCTATTCCGCACCTTCAGTGCTACATCTTCCGAAAGTATTACGGCGATGTAATTTCCAATCACATGGAAGGCCCGACTTCATTCCATGTCATGCTGCGTCAATGGAAACAAGACAAGCTGGTTACAATCACAGAGAACGAAATCAAATTCTGGAATGGCTCAATCATTCAGCTGCATGGCTTGCTGCTGAATAAGGACTTAGAGAAGCACATCGGGCGAGAAAAGCACGTTATCTGGCTTGATGAGGCAGGGCAGATACCAAAGCACCACATTGACGGACTCAGGGCTTGGTGCCGTATGCCAAAGCAGATGAAGGATGCATTGCCAAAGCAGCTAGAAAAACTTTATGCACATTTCTCTGAGCAAGAGCGCCGGGAGCTATTTCCCAGAATGTTCTACACCACCAACCCAGAAGGGCCTAGCCTTAGCTATTTCAGAAGAAAGTGGATTGAGAACAGAAACCCCTTTGATATTTGGCAAGCACCAGATAATGAGGGCGGCTTTATTCGCCAATTTATTCCAAGCAAAGTTTCAGATAATCCAAGCGCAGATCCGATTGCGCAGAAGCGACGACTCTTGCCGCTAGGTGAAGCAAGAGCCAAGGCGCTAATCGAGGGCGACTGGTCTGCCCCTGCTGGTGATTTCTTTAAAGAGTACAATGACGACCTTCATGCTGTGCCGAATTTCATTCCGCCAAACCACTGGTTTAAATTTCGCACCTTTGACTGGGGCAGTGCAGAGCCTTTCGCTGTGCTGTGGTGGTGCGTCAGTGATGGCGAAGAATTTACAGACGAGAATGGCAATCAGCGATGGTTTCCTAGAGAATCTTTAATATGTTATCGGGAATGGTACGGCTGCGATGAAGAAGATCCATCAAAAGGAATCCACCTTGCCAATGAACTAATCGCGCAAGGAATCGTAAAGCGAACGCAAGAAACCACCTGTGGGCTAACCTTCTCAGATAATTATCCTTTTGCAGATAGGGGGCATAAGAAGAACGGCACCAAGTGGACAATGGCTGATGACTTCAGAGAGAACGGAGCGCCACTAACTCTTGGAAATACCGCAAGAATATTCGGCTGGAAGGAAATCAGATCCAGACTTCAGGGCATCGAAGGAATTCCGATGCTGTACATCCAACAATCTTGCACATACTTAAGAACTTACTTGCCAGCACTCGGCTATCATGAGACAAATTCAGAAGATGCGCAGGAGGACGGCGAGGCAACGCACGTTTGCGATGCTGCACGATTAGCCCATACAGTTAGGCCGCTGGTTAGAGATGCTGAAAAAATCACAGAGCCAGATTACAGAGATAAGAATAAGCGCCACACAGTCAATTCCATTGTTTCTCAATTAAACCAACATAACAGCACAATCCCATATGTTACCCGAAGATAAGAAAGTCGATGCAGCAGCAGCTACGGACGATGAAAATACCCCTGCTGGTAGAAGCAAAGTAAATTATTGGCTTAAATGGGTAACTGCTGCAAAGAAGGCTGCCGATCTACATTGGAAAGATAGCAAGGCTGCCTATGCTGCTTATGAGTTGGATTCTAAGCGATCTACTGATGATACTACTGGTGCCGGTCACGCCAGCTATCCGATTTATTGGGTAGCAAGTACCACAGTTGAGCCAGCCTATTATTCCAGAACTCCGAAAGTAATTGCTCGGCGCAGATACGGAATAGAGAACCCGCTGGCTTTAACTATGGGCCTAATTGCTGAACGGCTTGGGCAGTACCTTATCGACAATGGCAATTTTGATGACACCATGGTTGCTGCTCGCAATGACTTTATGCACGCAGCCAAAGCCACTGCGCAAATCATTTATACAGCTACAAATGCTAGCCAAAGAGTTCCGCTGACCAAGATTGAAAACCAATTTATGCTGGAAGACGGCTCAGTTTATGGCGGTGAAGTCCTGGAGGCTGAAGGCCAATTCTTCTATGAGCAAGAGGCTGTTGATGAGAGAAGCCAGCGAGTCTTTGCTGCCCCTGCCCCGTTTGATGAAGTTATCCACAGCCCTGAAGCAAAGACCTTCGATGAAATTACTGAGATTGGATTTAAATTTTGCCTAGATAAAGAAGAAGCAGAAGCCAGATTCAACCCAGATGGTACCAAGAGCTTGCCATATGTTAAATCAGGCTATTTTGGTAATTCTAACGCTGATTCTGATGATGATGGCAAGGAAACAGATGTAGATAGCCCAGGACTTCAGCTGCACGGGTATGAAATCTACTGCAAGAAATCAAAGAAGATTTACTGGGTTTGTGAGAGCTACAAAGATGATTTCCTGGCAGTTGAAGATGATCCATATCAGCTGCAAAACTTTTTCCCATGCCCGAAATTTGCCTTGCAGAACAGAAGGCGCAAGAGCCTATATCCAACTCCAGTATTTGTTTACCTAGAATCTACAGCAAACCAGCTGAATAAATTATATGAACGTGTCTTTACTTTAGTCGATGCTGTTAAGCGCAGAGCCTTAGTCTATGGCCTTAGTGCTGAAGTTGTAGCTGCATTGAATAATCTGAAAAGCGCAGAATTTATCATTGTATCTGAGCTTGCTGACATTCTGGATAAGGGCGGCATTGAGGAATGTATCCACTATTTGCCGGTTAAAGAATTAGTTGATGCAATTGCAGAAGCCATCGAGCTGGAGAATCACTTCAAGAATAATTTCTACGAGTGGATTGGCGTTCCAGAAATCCTTCGTGGCATTTTAAACCCCGAAGAAACTGCTACCGGGCAGAACATTGCAGCTGATTCAGCCCATGACCGATTCAAGTACAATAAAAAGCAAATGGTAGACCTGGCCAGGGATTTAGCCCAGGGAATGCTTGATATGGCGCTGAAAGTTTTTAGCGCAGA